GCATGATAAGGAATACGTGCAGGTTTAAATGGATTGATTACCATACGCAGTAGTTTACCATTACAAATCCAAACATTAGCTTGTAATTCGTCTACATCACTAAGCTCAGAAGGAATGTCTACGCCCTGTTCTTCTAACATACCAACGTCTACAGTACCCCAATACTCTAGTACTTCAAAGCGTTCTACACCATACTCAGATGCATAATCAGAAAGATCATCTTCCCATGATTCTTTATTGTAGTTCTCGCCTAGTTCAATAGCATCATCAATTACATTGTTACGAAAAAATGGACGCCGTTTAAGCTGACGTAATTGCGTACGTGACATCTTATGACGTTCAATAATATACTGTGCTTCATCCATGTTGTTTGCATCGGGGTCTGGATAAAAGTTCCACACAGATACGTGAGATACTTGTGGTACTGTTTTAATTGTAGGATCGTAGTTGCCTTCGTCATCCCAGTTAGGATACTCTTTGTCTATAGCAAACGGGCCTTTCATTACCCCTGTACCAAACAGGGCCATCTCAAATGCAGTATTACGTAGGTGCTTACTTGCGTTTGATTCTTCTAGTTGATCTTGGATTTTCTTCTGCATTTTCTTTGCAGCAACCATTGCAGGACTAAAGGTAATAGCAGTAGGGGTCATTCCCGGCCCATTACGTAATCCATCAATGTCTTCTAATTTATCTGTAAGTGGTCCTAACATTTCACCAAGTGTCTTAGATGTAGCACCTGCAGTTAGTTCTTTACCATCACCCTTAAATCCATACGGACTTACTGGATCATTTACTTCCGATTCTTTAATTTGATCTGGTTCTTTAGGATCAAAGTGTACATCTGCAACTACACCCTCTGGTAATTCAGTAGGATCAACAGTAAGAGGAAACTTGTTATTAGCAAACATAATAGACTCAAGCTGTTGATATGCAGCAAGTGTTTTTGTTTTAGTTACTTTAATAAATACCCTTGACTTTTCAGCTTCAGTAAACTGCACCTCTGGCCCATAGATACCACGATAGTTTCTATATGCATCTAACCAACGATCTTCATCTTGTTGCCGATAGTCTTCTGCACGTTTGTATCGCCCCATAATATAAGGAATAATGTTATTAGTTTTATAATCATCTACAGACGATTGCTCTGTGTCTTCTAACGCAATAGACTCGTCTTCAATAAATGTGTTATCATCTTCCATTTAGGTTTCCTTAATATCCAAATTTAGAATCTGCTACAGGCATACTGTTTGCAGGAGTGCCACGACTATCAAAGTCCCAGATACTAAATCGTGGCCTTGACATTATACCATACCGCAATGCATCATACAAGTGATCTTCAGCATGAGTATCAACATCTTCTGGATTCTTTTTATCCAGAGGTATAGCTGGTAGCTGTGTTATTGTTTCAGTACAGTTGTTAAAAAATACTAGTCTTGGTTCTTCTGTAAATTCATCTACTTGCAAACGCCTGTGTATTTCATTCTTACCAGCTACACGTGAGCCTTTGCTTCTATCTGATGGACGCCAGCGACAGCCTCTCATAATCATTTGCTCTGCTAGGCTAGGGCCAGTGTCACCACGTTTATGCCACAAGGATGAGTCAAGTACTCCATATCGCATATTACCATCACCAGCTTCTAACTCAAGTACCATGTCAGCTAAGTCTACAGCTAGTACTTTAGATACATACAGTTCTCTATATACTACTAACTGTTCATCAGGACTTACAGCAAACCATAAAACTCCTGTATAACTTCCGTAACCATAGTCACAAGCTCTAAATTTAACCCAATTATTAGGAATGTCAAAGGGTTCAATAACATGAGTATTCCTACTAAACTCAGTAAAGGCTGCGCCTTCTTTAATATCCCAATCACCATCTAGTAATTGTCTGCGCTGTTGCTCTGGCAGTGACAAAAGCATTGCTTCGTAGTCACCCTGTTGTGATAANTATGGATTATCTTTTAGTCTTGCAGGTATAAACCTACGTTTAAATAATGCTTTACCTGCTCTAGCGTGTCCTGCAGGATACTTTAGTTGCTCACCTGTTTCAATGTCTGTAGCTACAAAAGACTTACCAGCAGGTGCAGGATCAATAAACATCTTTTTTACCCAGTGATGTCCTCTGCCGCCGGGGTTTGTAGTAGCTCTCATTGAGAGAGGTAACTCAGGGTCTGCAGTACGTAAACGTGATCTCATATAATTCCAAGCAAAAGGTGTAGCCCATTGGGTAAGTTCATCAAAACCGATCCAGCTAAAGGCCAATCCTTGATACTTAGTAACATCCTGATCCTTATCTAAATAACTCATCCAAAGTGTAGCACCTGATGGTGCAGTCCACTGCATCTTACGTTCTGACCATTTAATTCCCGGCCATATCTTAGGATACATTTCTTGTGATTTACTAATAAGTTCTCTTAGTTCTTCTGTTGTATGACGCAGTAGTAAGCCACTAAAGCTGGAATTACCCATATACCGCAAAGGATCAGCAAGCATAGCGTAAGACTTACCCCCACCAGCACTTCCTCCATACAAGACTTCCCGTTCTCCTGATGCAAGGAAGTTTGTCTGTGGCCCTTCATTTGGTTTGAAGATAACATTATGTTCTTCTTCTACTTGTGAAATAAACTCCTGCTCAATAATATTAGACTGAGGCAGTTGTTTCTTCAGCTTTATTTTCGCAGTCGAGCCTTTTCGTTTCGATGGCTTCCGCTTTGGCGATTGCCGCTTCCGCATATTCTGCCCATCTGCGTAGGCTTGTAGCTTGTTGTTTCCTGCTTCTTTCATGTTTGACCCGTTTCATTAACCCTACGTGTGAGATACTTCTACCTGTATGTGCGCTTAACCAATTAGCAACTTCTCTGTATGAGTATTGCTTTAAGTATTTCTTTGCTTGCTGTAGCTTGTTAAGCTCGTCAGGTATAGGTTTTAGTATGCCACTATCGTCGGGGTCAACTTCGTAGCCGAAAGGTATTGTACGTGCTATTCTAGGAATATCCACCCACTCTTTATTTATTTGTACGTCTGTAGGTTGAGGTAACTTCCACTTACCAAGTGGCTTAGTCATTACAAACGCATTCGTTTATAGACTCTCCACATTCACATGTTTCTTTATTTTTAGCTGGCATTAACATAACGCCACCCTTAGCTTCTACTTGGAGTTTTTCTGTTTTAACCAATCCAGTGCGATCCAGTAATTCCTTTGCAGCAGCAACTTTGTCTCTGATACCAAGCTCAGTGGGATCATATAAACCGCCCACAATAGCCATAGCAGCTTTTGGTGCATTCCTTGCCATATAGCTTTGAGTTGCATCTAAGATTTCCTCTTTCATACTATTAACAACATCAGCAGTACTATAGCTGTCAGAATATCCTGCCATGCGTTTAGCAATAAGAACATCACCACCTGCTGCATCCATTAGAACATTAAGAAATGTTTGTTGTTTTTCTGTTAGGTTACGTGCCATTTATATTCCTTTACATAAGTTCAAAGTGTGGAGCATCAATGAATGGCCTACGCCCTTGTGACCTACGTAAATCTACATAACTATTCATTGCATCTTCCATAGTACCATCCCACTCAGCAATGTTACCTACAGACCAAGCTGCTCCCCATTTAACAGGAACATTTAACTTACGTGCAGCAGCAGCCATTGCATCAGCTAAATCATCATACATATTTAACTGCCATGTAACATTAGAACCTATATAGGCTACCAGATCAACTGCACGGCCCTCTAGGTGTTTACTCTTCATAGTTTGTGAGGCACCACTAGCAACTAACTTCTCCTGCTCTTCTACGGTACGCATACCACATGTGACACCAAAGTCTACTTTAGTCAGTTTAATTGCTTCAGTAACTAAAGTAATAATATTGGGGTTGACACCCTCCAGCCTACTCATGCTGCGTGTTGATAGTCTAAACATTCTTACTTTCCTTTATTGACTTACGCTGTTTTTCTATTACTTGTTGTTGTTGCTCTAGTTCTATGTATTGCTTGTCTATATTACTTAACTCAGGAAAACGTATTACGTTACTTAGTTGAGGAAAAGATACTATGTTATTTTTTTCCAAAAAACTTACTCACTGAACGCATTCCTATTGATGCACTTACAATACCACCAAGAGCAACTTGATACCACATAGGCATTACTTCCAAAGCTATAAATCCAGCAGTAACAATTTCATTGCCCCACTCTCCACAAAATGCTAAGATTAATGGAACAGAAAACAATAATGTAATCCATTCATCTTTCCAACTATTCTCTGTAGCTTTAATAGCAGCAATGTCCCAATCAATCTCGCCAGTAATCTGCTTCTGCTTCATAGCAGCTTCTGTTAATTTAACTTGAGTCTTACCATCAATAACGCTTGTNCATAGGCTACCAGATCAACTGCACGGCCCTCTAGGTGTTTACTCTTCATTGTCTGGCTAGCACCACTAGCTACAAGCTTCTCTTGCTCCTCTACGGTACGCATACCACATGTCACACCAAAGTCTACTTTAGTTAGTTTAATTGCCTCAGTAACTAAAGTAATAATACTGGGGTTGACACCCTCAAGCCTGCTCATGCTGCGTGTTGATAGTCTAAACATTAAGTTTTTCCTCTATGTATTAGGTATAATTTTTTTAGCTGCTATAGACTTAGAAAGTCCACCACGCCTAGAATCTAATGCTGCTGCTGTACGACCGCCTCCACCACCACTAAATTTAGGTGTACTTGCTTGAGTAGCTTTCATTGAAGCTCCTGCACTAACTGGCATAGGCTTTAGTGATACTTTACTTTTTGGTTTAGCAGAAGAATATGCTTTATTTAATGCTCTATTTCTTGAACTATGTTCTCCTGCTTTAGCTCGTCTTGGTCTACCTGCATTAGCAATATCACTATCTGTTACTTCAGTCATTTTTACTTTCCTCTATTAGCTTACGCTGTTCTTGTATTAACTCTTGTTGCTCTTCTAGGTCTACGTACTGTTTATCTATTTCACTCAACTGAGGAAATGGTATTACGTTGCTCAATTGAGGAAACGCTAGTATATTATTATTTCTTTCCAAAGAACTTACTCACTGAACGCATTCCTATGGAAGCACTTACAATTCCACCAAGTGCAACCTGATACCACATAGGCATAGCCTCTAAAGCTACAAACCCATCAGACACTATAGCATTACCCCACTCACCACAGAATGCTAGGATAAGAGGCACAGAGAACAACAAAGTAATCCATTCATCTTTCCAGCTATTCTGGGTAGCTTTCATAGCCTCAATATCCCAGTCAATCTCACCAGTAAGCTGTTTCTTTTTAATCTCAGCTTCTGTGAGTTTAACTTGAGTCTTGCTGTCTATGACACTAGTGGCTAAACCTACAAGTGATCCGAATATTTGTCCTATCATTAGTGTTTCTCATTCCCTAACCATACAGCAAAACAACCCGTTAAAGCTCCCATACAAACTGACACTAACCCTGACTGCTGAATAGATGGATCAGGTAAACTCATAAACCAATGAACTGCTTGGTAGCTAAGTATTGTTACTGCAAGCATCATAATACGAGGCATTAGTTGCCACTTTAGTACACGTTCCATAATAATCTCTGGCATTGTGTCTTCCTATACAACTTTACTTTTTTTAAAATATGTACCATCAGTAAAATGAGTACTTGAATTATGAAAAGCCCATATAAAACAATTTAAATTATTATATTTAACGTACCAATCAAGATCACTTTGATCTTTACCGTACATTCTAACACCTGTAATCTTTAAATGCCTGAACCAATCCTTAAAGTTTTGTAAACGAGTCATTTAGATGTCATAACTACAGTAGCCTCTAGGTCTTTCAGGGTCTAACACTTCATAAGATTTTAAGTGGCCCTCTAAGTACATTGAACGTTCTACATGATCTAAAGTATACTTCTCCCCTGTAGCATTCTCTATGGCTTTACGGACATAAAAAACATCTGACTTAGGAATGTGTACTTGTAACACAGACCGGGGATTGTTTGATACAAGAGCCTTGTAATAGTCTTCTATTACATTCTCACTTGCAGTAAGTTTTACTCTTTTTTTAGACATTGTCAACTACTATTTTAATTATATTGTAATAAAAGGATTAATAGCTATAGTTAGCTACTAGTTTAACTTTCAAGTTAACTATTTTTTTATCTTAACTTAATGTAAACTTATAGTTTAACTATAGGCTACTACTACTACGTAGTTTTACACATATATTACCCTGTGTCAAGCCCCTAATTTAGCTAATTTATATATACTTACATATATGAATCATAAATACTACTACTTTAGTCTTGCTTTTGAGGGCTATTACGTTTACTTAGAATGTTTCACGTGAAACAATTAGATTAAACAGTGTGTGTGTACTTAAAAGTCTACTTGATGTAAGCATTAATGTCAAGCTTTAAGTGTTACAACCTATAAGTGTCTATTTCAAAAACCCCGTGTGTTGCAGTGTACATATATACGTACCACACCGGGTGGGGTGGCCCTCGCAGGGTCGTGATTTTGGATGATAGATTATGTTTCTGCAGGGTTAAATAGTGTAAAGTACTGATAAGAATACATAATTATACTGATTGGGTATCTATAAACTGCTAAAATGGGACTATTTGATGTCAATTTGAAAGAGGGAAGCGGGGTTGATAAAATTTATGTACAATTTTAGCCGTTATATTGTGTCGCGATTGCGCTAACCCTCACCCACTAAAAAATAGCGTAGGATAATCCTACCTTAAATTTTTTTTACAAATAGGCTTTACAATATAGATTGTAGGTCTTATACCGTTACTTATGCGCAAGCTATATAGCGCCTAACCATTAATAATAGGAACAAAAACGATGACAAAGAAAACACAAGCGAAAACAGTTAACGCCAATGCTAACCAAGCCACTACTGCAAAGAGGGTTCATCAAGTGAAGCCACGTAAGGGAAAGACCAAAGCGGAAATTGTTGAACTGACCCCAGCAATCAAAGCCACAACAAAAAGCGAAAAGACAAAAACCCGTCAAACAAAATTCCAAACATCCCAAGCAAAGCTAAAAAATTACAATGATAAGCAACAAGCATTGCGCGACAATAGCGAGACAATAGAAGAAAACATTTTAGCCAATATCAAAACAGGGTTATCATATTGGAAAGAGTTAGGGGAAGGCGCTATAGAATACCGCAAGAATTGGGTGGCTAATGGAGGCGATATCAAAGCTCGTGGAGAGGAAAGCTTTCTGACTTACCGTACAAGCTTTCAAGATGCATATGGACGTATGGACAAAAACAAGTTTAACGAAATTATCATGATAGCCCAAAACTGGGATACTGTTTTAAAAATGGATACGACAGACGAACTTGAAAAAATGGGTTTTAGCAAATGCGTAAAAGCAATACGTGAAACCAAAAAGACCAAGGCTAAGCAGGGGCCAGCTATTAGTGCGACATCCAAAAAAAGTAAAGTTCAAATGACTGCAACCCAACTAATAAAAGCCACGTTAAAAACAGCAGAACAAAACAACATACCTTTAGCTGATGTTTTGATTGAATTAAAAAAGCAATTGACTGCTACAATCAAAAAATAGTGTAGGACTATCCTACCTTAACGACCTCGCAAGCCATTGTGTTTGCGGGGTTTTTTTGTGTCTTTTTTATGGGCAATATCACGTTTTTTGCACTATGATAGTTATGGTGGCACCATGATAGTTATGGCATGTGGAAGGCTAATTTGACGGGTGGCTATCCTTGTGCTATACATATGTGAGGGGCAGGACGTTATGTGCTGCTTAAAGCTAACGTAGGATGATCCTACCTTAATACCGGAGACTGAAAAGATGATTGAAGATTTTAACGGTACGTTTGAGCCTGACTTTCACGGTACACAAACTATTGACTTGCAGTGTCATGGTTTTACTATTGAGTTTGATAGCTTAGGTTGGACGTTGCTTTGCAATGGTAACTTTGTTTTTTACAATACAGACTTAGAGCAAGTTTATATTGCATTCTCTAGGCATCTGGAGTTTGGCAAATGAGTATACGCCCAGACTATGCAACGCATGACGATTTCCGCAAGTGGCGTGACCATGCCAAGTCATGTGATGTAGCTGCATTGCGTCACATAATAGCAGACTGTGCGGCTGCGGCAAGAGCTATGGCTGATCACAATGTAGACAAGGAGGGCTTTTATATTGACCAGAGCCTGACCTATTCAGACTGTTTGCGTGACCGTTTGAAGGGCTGATTTGACTTCTGCCTAGTCCTATGCTATCAAGGTGTAGGGCTAGTCACGGGCTAAATTGATTGACCCGCTAACGTCGGACAATCCGACACTAACCAAACTTAGGAGACTAACCATGTCTGTATTTTATATGAATGTAACCACAGTTCG